GTCGTTCTAGTTGTGCACGACCAGAAATAGTGTTCTGGAATACACGGCCATCACTTGCGGTGATAGTAGCGGCACTGGAGGCAGTCTCCTTGGGCGCTGTGATTTTTGCAAGTCCTAGGTTTTCTCGTGCTTGATTTATCTTGGTCTTGAAGGAGTGCAGGTATAACTTGTAGAGCATAGGCGCTTCATCGCCAACGCCCTTGAAGTTGCGCTCATCCTCCATGAACAAGCGAAGCAACTCTAACTCGATGAGAGGAGTTGTCTGGTACTGGCTACGGAACTTGCTTAACGCTCCTGAGAGTTGTCTGACGTTGACTGTTCCTGGTAGGAGTGGGAACTTCTTGCCAACTCGGTAAGAGAACTCAGCAGCGACGTCCATTGCAGTCCACTCATGCTCTGGTCGCCGTCCTCTGGTCTTAGGGTCGGACTTTCTAATCTTGGGCTGTGGTACGTCTTTAGGCTCAACAAGCCCAAACCCCGCCAAATCTTCTCCATCATCCTCGTATTTTCTCATAGGAACTTTTATCTCCTTTAGGGAAACACTTTTTGTGTTTCCTAAATCTTTTAATTGATAACTATCTTGGCTATTAGGTACTAATGGCTTATTAGCAGTATGGCTACGTGACTTATAGTCATGTGAGGTGCGGACATTTGAGGCCCAATCGTCTTGGGCTTCATTTGTCCGTGCTGAATCTACTGGGCCTGAAATGTCCACGCTGAGAAGAGAATCTTTGCCATTGGCTCCCTTGGTCCGTGTCTTAGAAATCAGACCAGCCTTTTCAAGCCCTATAAGGGCTCTTCTAACGGTCTTCTCATTGACGTTGCCAGTCTCTATACCCATTGAGGCTATTGAAGCCTTGTAGCGGCCGCTGGTGCCCGATTTGAGGCACAAATAAGCCAGCAGTCGGAACTGGTAATCGGTGATATCGGCTGAATACGCCTGTAGAGGGATTTCCACGGCTTTAGTCTAGGTCATCCTCATCAAAGGGTGAAATGCCCTTTTTGTTCTCTTGTTCGGCTAGGTGCTCCTCAACCGCTTGGGTCAAGGACTCCATGACCACGGAAGAGACGAAGGCTGCTAGAGCATCTACAAACATGCCAAGGCTCTGGTGCATGACCTCGTGCAAGTCGTTGTGGTCGTAAGGGTCATCGGCTTGTTTCCACTCCACAAGACCTTCAGATATCTCCCAAACATCAATCGCCAAATCTTCAACAGACTCAACCAAGAAGAGCATCGCTTTAGAGTCATCGTCTTTCCAACAAAGGCCAACTGCATCACCGACGAAAAGGTTGTTAAAGACTTCCTTGACGGGGTTGTCAGCAACGACTGTTGAGTTTGCTTGTTTGAGGATGTGGTCAAGACCTGCTGCATGTGCGATGAAGCATCTGACCTTGACTGACCTGTCAATGCAGACTCGTAATACGCTCTCAGTGAAGATTTGGTCATCCTGCGTTACAGGAAGTAAAACCGTAATCTCTTCATCTTGGTAGAGGTCAAGTAGTTCGGTGAGACCCTTATCAACGGGCTCGTTATTAAATGAGATTACAGCGATGTTCATGGCGCTCCTAGCGAAGTCGTGAAACGATAGTTGGCTTGTTGATGAGTTTGCTAGTGGCTGCAGAGATAAAAGCGGCCGCTGGGATTGCGATGATTAGGGGATGGTGAAACCCAAGTTGGGAAAATACAGCGCCCGCACTTAACGGAAGTGAGAAGAACTTGTTGAGCGTTGGGATTCCAAACATCTCAAAGGTCACAAGGTTAAAGAACTCAATGACATAGGTAACTGCTATGCCAGATAACAAGGTGATTATGAGGAGACTAGTCATGCCTCCACACTACACGGTCAGGTTTGTGTATTCCAATCCTGCTGGGGTAGTGATGCGCCAGAAGGCGTTCATAGGAGTCCATTGGCCCAAGGTGTTTGCTAAGCGTGGAATCTTTGTCAACTTTCCTGGGTACATTAAGGTTGCAGAAGCGTGGGCTGTTCCTTCCCAGATTGCCCCAAACTGTGATGGCATGGAGCCATCAAAGTAATCTGTGGCTTCAAATGAGTCTTCAAATTGAACCATGTCTAGGTAGAAAGTTCCTGCAGTTCCTGAGAACCGTGCCTTTGCATAAGAAGCCATTGACTCTGAGCCAATAAGGGTGCTTAAAGAATCACGCATCCAATCAGCCATCATGGAATGTGTTCCGCTAGTTGTAAAAAGCAAGTTGTCGGATGCATCATAAACGTCAATGTTCATGTTCATAGACGACAAGTTAGATGATTTTGAGTACATAGAGAAGGTTACATATGAACCTGGGTCAACTGGCATATGGTAGTTAGTAGTGATGCTCCAGTTTCCTGACGCAACAAACTTACCACTGTAAGTTCCTGAATACCCATCTGTAGGTACAGAAGTATCTTGGCTAAATGTTGCGCCCGTTACCGTCCACGTTGAATCGTCAACTTCAAAAGATGGGTTTTGAATGTAGTTTTCTTTTTTAGGATTTAACAAAACAGTGATTGCACGAGCCTCGTCGTAAGAGACAGTGCTTCCAAGTTGTGCGTTTACTTGGTCAACGTAATACGTGCCAGCAGCACTGTACGCAATCGTGATTACTGCATAACTAGAGGTTGCGTCTGTTGTTGCTGTAACACTTGCTGTCTTCCACGTGTTAGTTGCTGAAGTCGCTGTACCTAAATGGGCCGATGAGGTGTAAGCACCGTTCTTGTCAAAGAACTGTACAGATAAAGTTATATTTCCCGCACTGGTTGGCGACTTTAGAGCAGTAGAGAAAGTGTATTGCGTTGAAGGAAATACTGGGACACCTTTGGTTAAAGGATTGTCTGCACCTAACTTCATGCTTCCTGCTGCTGAAGCAACAATCTTGCAAGTGTATGTTGTATCAATCTGGTTAGCATTGGTTGCAGGTACTTGGTCAGTGCTTGCCGAGATTGTGGCGTTGGTTGCAACCCAGTTTCCAGTAGAGTTGTAGAACGTTGAGTCTTGCACTGTTAGCAAAAGGTTTGTAGACACTGTTGCCTGTGGCGCATACCCTGTTAGGGACTCTGTGTAATCTTCAATGCCGTTTTTAAGACCACGCTGGCTGTATAGGTAGATTGCTTCACGGATTAAACGGCGTTGGTTAACAACAGGCAAAGTAGGTTCAATAGTCAAACCTAAGTTAAGGTCTTCTCCAGGAATACTTGCGTACACAGACTTGACGACGTTATGTCGTGGGCGAATCAAATCAATTTGAGTGAGTAGTTGTTCGTAAGTAAACCCTATGCCATCTAAGAACAGGTAAAGAGGTGATGTAGGTGAGACTGTTCCTAGTGGGCTTAACTGTTCACTTGTTAGCACTCGTGGAAGTAAGTTGAGCATTTTTTCAGTAACGCCCGTATTGTTAGGGACAATATCTGTAATAGAGCCTGCTTTTACCCAGTACTTATCTGCATTAAACAAGAAGACGCTGTAATAAATTTGACGACCAGCAACAATGCCTAAAGAAGTTGGGTTTTCTTCACCGTCACGGAACTCATTGCGAGTCACTAATCCGCTGATGTTTGACCCATCAGAAGAGGCTTGCTCAAAAACAATAACGCCATCTTCTGCTGTTTCTGGGAATCCGTTTTGGTTTCTTACAAGGCGAAACTTTGAAAAGTCTCCAGTTGGTGGCTGCCAGAAAACGTAGACACGGCTAAAGTCAATAACGTCAATAGCCATTGGCTCAACAGAGTATGCCAATTTAGGCGCTTCACCATAGGTGGCACCTCCGTATACAACGTTACCGTATTTAGCCACAGGCTATACCTTACGCTCCGATAAGTAGGATTGGGCTAATAGTCGTCTCTGCTGCTGCCCATGATGCTGTTGTTCCATCTGTTGTTAAATAAGTTCCAGCCTGACCTGTTTGGCTAGGTAAAGCGCTAAAGGTTGTCCATGCTGCATCGTAGTCACTGCTTGAGTTCTTGGTAAGAACCTGCCCAGCAGAGCCCCCAGCAGGGACTGCTGTGAAGACGCTATTAAGACCAAACTCAATATTTGCAATGCGGTCTTTTAGCGTGTTCCAAGTCGTAGTTGTTTGGTCAAAAGAACCAATCCAACCCGAACTGGTACGAATATAGGTGCCAAGATTTGACTCAATTGCATTGACCTCATCTTGAAGGCTGTTAACGTGCTCGGCAAGAATGGTGTCAGTAAAGTCAACCCTATTGGTAAAGGTCCTTACTACCCCTGGATAATATGCTGTCACTTGTCTCTTTCCTTCAACTCGATGGGTCTATTTTCTTAGGTTTGCCCTGTATTTACTTGCTCAACTCTTAACCGTCTATATCAGGAGTTGTTTCAAGTGTGTGGATTCGTGTTTCATGGTCTTTTAATTTATTGGCCATTGCAACCAAAGAGGCAACAAGGTCTACCTCTTTAGTCCCATCAGCCAAGGTGTTAATTATTAAATAAGACGTAAGTCCCGTAAGAGATACAGAGTCTTGTAAAGGGTTAATTTTTACAGGTTTACTTTTTCCTTGGTGCTTACCAAATTTCCCATGCCAAATAGGGTATTCAGGGTCTCCTCCAGCGTATGAGACCCATACTCCCTGTCCAACTTCAGGAACGGCTACATTTAAGCCAGCAGACTCTATTGGCCAAGCCCAGTCAGTGATTTCAGAACCAGTGGTTTGAACTTGGAGTTTTAACCGACGTTGGTTTTGAGGGTCTTTGTTGTCTTTAACAACTCCTCTGTAAACTCCTGGAAACCGCTTTACTTCATCCATTAAGCAGAACCAACGCTAATGTTTGCTTCTTGGAATCTGAAAATCTCATCTACGTCACCTACTAAGGTGTTCAAGCCAGAACCACCTTGACGGTGCAAAGAAGTAAGTTTTGCTGTTTTTACTCCAGGTACTTGCTGCAAGGAGTACTCAATGTCTTGAGGGTAAATGGTTTGTTGGAAAGTGTTGTTGACATAACCAAAGTCTGTAACAATCTGTGCTTTGATTGCTTGCTGTACTTCAGTGTCCGTGTACTGTGGAAAACGAACGTACTGAACTGCAGTAATAGCGTCAACATAAGTTGGAGGCTGAACAGACACTGTTGTTCCGAGAAGAGTTTTGTCTGCGAGGAAAGTAGTCACATCGCTAGAGATTCGAGTAAACTCTGCAGTTGGGTTACCATTTTGGTCTGTTCCAGTTCCGTCAAGACCTGGAGCAATATCAGAATCTGTTGCAGTTCTTGTTGGAGCAATATAAACAGTTACTGAAGTCCACACACTTGCCGTTGCATTTGCTTTTCCAATGCCGCTAACTTGTTGTGACAGATTAGCGTAATCGGTTAAAGTAACTGCTCGGTTGTTTGAACGAAGAGCAATAGGTGCTGCGTAACGAATTTGGTCTAATGCTTCTGGGTCAGACCCACCTAAAGCATCTACGTCATTTCGCACTGTGATTACACTTT